TTCGACGCAGCGCACCGGCACCTCGGCGCCTGGCGGACGGGCGAGGAGTTCGACAAGGAGTCAGGACAGGCCCATCTGGCGCACGCCATTTGTTGCCTCATGTTCCTGATGAGGATTTAACCATGATCGGCATCATCTACAACAAGCGGGCCAAGCGATGGCTGGCGCGGGTCGGCAGTGAGCATATCGGCTCGTTCATGACCGAGGCCGAGGCCATAGCGGCCCAGGCAGCGAACGATCCGCTAGGCAACCGACACATCAAACGCGAGCGCCCTAAGCCGTTCTGCACCTCGCTGTTCTCATTGACGGCGTCCAACAGCGTCTTCACAATGGCTAACTTCAAGCGAACAAGGGTGTCGAGATGATCATCAAGACCAAGTTAATTCCCGATCCGTTCCAGGCTATTACCATCTGGCCGTTCATCCTTACGAAGGTAGATAACAGAGGCCTGATAGAGCATGAGATGGTGCATTACCGGGAGCAGGCGTGGATAGCGCCTGTCTGGTGGCTGCGCTATCTGTTGAGTAAGTCCTTCCGGCAGGCCGCTGAAGTCAGAGCGTACACCCGGCAGATAGAAGTCGGCGGGATTACCCGATTGAGCGCCGCCGCAATGATGTTGAACTACAAGCTCGATCTCACACTAACAGACGCGCTGGAGTTGTTTCCATGAAAAAACTACAAGACGAGCTGCTTGCCCTTGCCATGCTGCTACTGCTCTTCATGGTGCCTTTCGGCTTGGGCGTTGCCTTCGGTCTGATGTTAGCGTGACGCTACACCGTTGATTTTCTCGACCGTCCGTAGCGTCCCAAGGCCGAGCAGGCCCATCAGCACCGGCATCATCTCGGTCAGGTTGGCCGGGGTCAGGTCTGGCACGTACATGCGCAGGATCGGAAGGCCGATCCAGTTCCAAGCGCAGGCGGCGCCGCAGACCCACCCTATGAACGGGCGCCAGCCCGACACGAAGACCGAGGGACTGGCCGCTTCGACCTTGTTGATCTCAAGCTGGCCTTGCACCAACTGAACCGCCGCAGCGAGTTGCTGCTTCTCGGCTTCAGTCTTGTCGGGCCAGACCTTGTTGATGACCGTGTTGGCAAGAATAGCTAGATCCATTCGCCTGTCTCCATCTGCTTGGACAGCCTGGCGGCGCGTTCTGGCGTTTGCTTGGCCCAGACGGACTCTAGCATGGCTACAGCCGCCTCGGCGTAACGGCCAACCCTGACGTGGCTGAGTGTCGTGGAGAAGGCTAGGAGGCCCTTCACGCCCATCTGGAAGGCCATCTGGATCAGCACGGCCTGCCTGCGCTCATCAAGCAGATGGAACCAGGGCAGCGCATCATTCAGACCGTCGGTCTTGCGCTTGATGTCGTTCTTTAGCAGGTAGTCGATCTCGTCCGGGTAGAGCAGGCCGCCCTTACGCTCGTCGATCAACCTTCCCACGCCAATCGTCCAGTAGCCAAGCGAGTCCTGGTAGGCGTGCGCTACGCTCCCCTCCTCGTTCTTCAACTGCTGGATGATGTTCACCTGTCAACCTTACTGTCAAGTTTGTCGAAGATTTTGGCAAGCAAGTCGCGGATTTCTTTGAGGTCTTGCCGGTAGTCGTCGCGTGTGACATAGGTCTTTGGAATCTCAGTGCTGAGTTTGGCAAGATCGGCTTTTAATTCTTTCACAGCAGCCCACAATTCTCTGGCGAACCAGCCAGTAATGAGACTGGCAACACCCAGGCTCGCGTTGAAAATTGATTGAGATTCCATTATGGTTTGTCTGGGCGGGCCATGTTGTTGAGGTCAATAGTGACGGGCCTTAACTGGTTGCGTTGCGCCGCCCGTGTCTTTGGCCCCTGTGCCGTAGATGATACAGGACGTTGCTGCCGGAAAGTCTCTTCTAGCGTTGTCAGCAGGTCAGTCATCTGTTCCCGCGCAATTGTCGCTTTACGGATAGCGTCCGCACTTTGAGCGCGTTGGGCGATGTCGTCGAACGCTCGTTGCTTGTCTTGCACCTTTGTGATGGCGTCAGCTACCCATTGCCGATCCATCATCTTCTCTGACAACTGCTTTTGCGACAGCGACTTGAACTCAGGCGCTACTGCGGCCAGATCAACGCGAGTCTTGTCCCAAGCCACTTTTTCAGCGGCTGACAAATCGAACCGTTGGCCTGACGCGATCTTTTCCGTAGCCGACTTGAGCGATGCGCCTGTATCCGCTTGCCATATTTCGGGCGTAGCGCCTTTGACGCCAGCGCTTGTAGGCACCAGTTTGCCCGTGATCGGGTCAAGGTCGTACTGCACGCCCGCGCCGGTAGGCTTGCGTTCAGCAGTGGCACGGAACTCTTGCGCCAACTCAGCGTTCTTTTGCGCTTCGTAAATCTGGCGCGGCACTTCATTGGGCAGGCTGCCCTGCGCGAACGGGCGCGGCGGAGCGCCAAACGAAGGGCTAGGCGGCATCGTAAAGCGTTGTCCGCTACGCTCTTCTGCTGCATAGATTGGCACGCCATTTTCGTCGTAGCTGACGATCCTGAGTTTGGACGCATCGCTAACGCCAGGCATAGCGTTCAGCACTTCTGGCTCATATGGCACCAGCGCGCTCTCTCTTGGGATCGGTTGCTGCGCGGCTGCTAGTTGGTTCACCGGAATACGCATGTCGCGCAGGTTAAGCCCGGCTTGATAGGCTGGCGATGCCAAGCGGTTAGCAGCCGCTGACTGCGCCACTTTGCCCGCACCAGCGCCTAGAACAGACCCTATCGCTGCGCCTGTGTAGCCTTCACCTAGCGCATACCCCGCCAATCCACCAAGAGTGCCAGCAAGACCCGTTCGCCCAAGTGAGGCTGCTACTTTAGCCAACGGTTTTGCGGCGCTTTTGGTAAACATTTCAGGAAAATTTCCTGCAATCTTGCCAACGGATGCAATGTCTCCAGTAAGCGCGTTATTGCTTGAAGTGATACGCGCCAACTTACTGACATCCACCATGCCGGTGTTAAAGTCTGTAGCGCCCTCATAAGCGTAAGTACGTGCCATCTTCTGGCGGGCATCGCGAAATTGTTCAAGCAGTTTTGGATTTGAAATGCTGTTGTCAATTAGAGATTCTAATTCTGTTGCTACTTTAAGGTTTGTGTCCGCAATATCTAACGCTTCAGGAGTTGCAGATTTATTGTTGTATGTTCTTTTTGCACGGTCACGCAAAACCTGAATGTTTTTAAGCAGTGTTTCGCCTGTCAGACCGGTTTGCGTTTTTGATATTGCATCGTCAACAATTTTACTGATTGCAGGTGCATATTCTTTAGCACCAATGATGTCCAAATCGCTACGTATGGCTTCTAGCTTTTGAATCATTGCTTCGTCGGCTTGCTGTATGGGTAGTTTTCTAATTTCCCCATACGGCCCTGCAACTTGTGCGCGTGCTTCTTGAAATGCTTTAGGGCCGTCAAGTTGCGCGGTAAGGGGGAGCCCCATCTCGTTAAGCGCTACCTCACGAACCTTGTTTCTGTTAGCAAAAGTAATGTTTTCAATACCTTTTTCACCCGCCAGCATTGATGTCAATTTTGGGCCGACACCCGCTTGAACATCTACTGGGTTCATTGCAAATTTAAGACGCTGTGCTTCAGCCAAGGCGTCTATCTGCGGGCCTCGGGCATAGTCCTCTGCTGACAGGCGTTCGCGCCGCGCTTGCGCTCTACCTTCAAACGGCATCTTGGCGCCGACTACTGCTTGTTCAACGTAGGGGGCAATGTACGGGGCGACAGCGCCAGCTACTTTAGGCGCCGCAACAGTCAAAGACCCCATGTAGCTTTCAATATCTGCCTGGGGTTCACCTGTTTTTTCGGCAATCCACTTAGCACCTTTTTGAAAGTTTTGCCCAATGAAGTCCAATATTTGGCGACCAGTTTCTCGCTTGTACTCAGGTGTTTCAGTGACACCAAACGCTTTGCCAAACGGTTGACCGATTGCGCCTGAGATGCGTTGCGTAGTTGCTTGCGCTTCTTCGGGCGACCGGCCCAAACGCGCAAAAGGATACGCAACTTGCTGCGCGATGCCGGGAAGAATGCCGCCGATGGTAACGTCACCCAAGGACGCCATGCCGCGCCCTAGTTGAGTCATAAAGCCGGGCGATTGCCTAGGGCCGGGAATCCCAGTTTGCGGTGCGTCCCATTGGATCGTAGATGGATCAATAGCAGGTGCGGCGTCCCATTGGACTTTGGAAATATCAACCTGGGGCATATTCAACACTCCCGTCACTGTATTCGATTACCTTCTTTCCACCCGACGTACCCGTGCGCGTCACAGTGCGCGGGGGCTTGGCTTGGCCCGGAATTCTAGCCGCCGCGCCTTGCGACGGCACAAAAGCCGCTGGCATTTCTACTTCTAACGGGATGTTGGTTTTTATCCCCTTGACGGACTTGTTGTGCTTGTTAATCACACTACGAGCGGCGCGGTCATTTATATCCAGCACTTTGCGAATGGCTGCTTCGTCCATTGTGATTTCGCCTGCTGCCGCTTTTGTGGCGTATGTACGGTCAGCATCAGATATGGCGGTTCCTGCGCCAAATTGCTTAATAAGCTGGCCCGTATTTGCGGCCATTGCGGCGCCGTAGGCTTGCGAATTAGCTGCCGCATCAGCGTACCCAAAGTCAATATTTGCTTGTTTAAGTGCTTTATTAAGGCCAACTAAGAATTCAGCTCCAGCGCCCGTAATGGCGCCTGATTTAAGAAGCGAACGGCCAACATCGTTAGATTCAAGAATTCGCGCAGCGCCTTCAGCAGAGGCTTGGCTATCAAAAATCCGTTTTGATTGCCCCGCGCCAACCCCTGCTTCAAACGCACCTTCTTGTTTTGGCAGTTGCACGGTTGTTACCGCTTGCGGTGCAAATTGCGTTTCCTTGCGAATTGCATCTTTATATTGAGAAATGAGCGGGCTGTTAGGGGGCAATGCAGCCAGTTCATCTTGCAATTTTGAAAGTTGTGTACGTGCAACAGTTGGCGGTTTCAAATCAGCCGCTGTAGCGCCATATCCAGAAAGCATTGCTTTTCGTTCGTCAACGGATTTCATTAGCAATTCATTTGCTCTAGATACAACGCTGTCTTTTTCGCTTTGATCAAAAACATTAGACGCCAATACATCTTCCATGTGCGCTGTTATTTGCGCATCCGAAGGATTCCGGCTGATATCTCTGAACGCTTGGTTCAGCATACTTTGCTTATCGCCCTTGGCTTTTATGTCTGCTGCGGTGATCTTCCCCCTAGACTCTCTAGTGGTAAGAATTTTTTCAATGTAAGGCGCCGCTAATGTAGGCGCCGCTGCCATTGCTTCCGCTGCGTGCGTAGGGTTCATCGGATCAAAACCCGGGCGCGACACAACGCCGCGCAGCGCGTTCTGCTCTTGGAACCCGCGCTGCTTTTCTTGCATCAGCATTTGGTTCATTCGCCCCGTCTCCTCGCCTCTTTGCAACTGTTGCATCTGGGCGTACTGGGCGAACGGATCAGGCGGCTCTTTGAACTGAAAGCCTTGCGCGATGAGAGAGTTTAGATCAGCCATTTTCTATCCTTCGTATGGGCCGTAAACCGCATCGCTAGTGTAGCCACCGGTATACGCCGGGGGTGTTCGCGATTGACGCGCCAAGTAATCGTTGAAGTTCTGCTGCCTCTGGTACGCGCTTGCCGCCGTACCAATACCGCTTGCCAACGTGTTAGCCAT